GTGCTTACAACGGTTCGTCGAATGCAACGCTGATTGCAGCTAACACGGGTGGTGTCATCATTTCTGATGGCGTGAACGTGTATGCCAAGACCAGCGCGACTAGCGACACCGTGACTCTGTTGGCAACCAACGGCGGTCAAAACGTCAGCAGTACCTACGCATCGTAAGGGGGTCGCATGGCTAACGCTGATTCAGTCGGTCAACTCTATCTTGACTCGTTTGGTCAGGGGCGGCTTGCCACCATTACTGCAACTAAGCTAAACACGACGGGCAACGCTGCTGTTGTCCTTCCGTTTCTTAGCGGCGGTCTGACAAAAGGTAATGCAACGACCAACTCCGGGCAGGTCATCATCCGTAGAATTACGGTATGTAACCCGTCCGGTACTATTGCGTCGGCAAATGTTTCCATTTCGACGACTGCTGATGGCGCAAATATTATTGCAAACGCAACCACTCTGAGCAGCGTTTCAGGTGCGGTTACGTTCCAAGATGTTGCGCTAAATGCCGGTAATGTTGCTGTCTCTGGTTTTACAACCCAAGCACTGTATGTAAACGTAGGCGTTGCTTCTGGCAATGGCAACACCGTTGACATTCGTGTTTATGGCGATGTCGTATCGTTTTAAATTATGACAACCGTTTATGTGACGAACAAATGGGATAAACCCATTACCTTTAGTTTCGAATATGTCTGGTACACCTTTCCGGTGGGCGAGACAATCGAAGTTCCGCTAGAGGCGGCTCGTCACATATTCGGTTATCAGCATGAAGACAAAGAACCGTTTATGGCGCAGTTGTCCATAATCAAAACAAAAGCAGAAGTCTCTGATGGGTTAAAGATTCTGCAAAAGATTTTGATTACAGACCAACCGCCCAAGAAAGGCCACGCTATATCCCCCGTGGTTGAAAAAGTACCTCTGCCTCCTGCGAAGGGGGTGGAGGGAAAATTCAATATTGCAGCTTGATATGGAACGTAAATGTCGCAGACTCTACAAGGGTACATTACCGAAGTCCGGCGCTTGCTGCATGATGCTAACGCCAACTTCTATACGAATAGTCAGCTAACCGACTATATCAATGGCGCTCGTAAACGCATAGTGCGAGATACGGGCTGTCTGCGCTCCGTCCAAACAATCACAATTCCCTGTTCTCCTGTCGCTGGTGGTGCTACGCCTTATATTTGGGCTGAAGGGTTAGCTGTCAATACGAACGACTATGTTTTTTCCAGTATTTACATCTACAAAGTAACGTCAGGTGGCATACTGGGAACGCAAGTACCTCCATACCCGTCAGGCACTTCTGTCTACCCGCCGTCAACACCGTTTACTGATGGAACTGCAACTTTGCAGTATGCCGGTAAGTGCGAGTTAATTAACTATGCGTCGTTACCAGCAGGATTGAACACGTTAGACGTTGTGAACATCAACCTGTATTGGGGAAACTCAAGAATTCCGCTGCGGTATATGCCGTGGACTGACTTTAACGCTAGACTGCGTTATTGGCAGAATTATGTTGGTACGCCGATTGCCTTCAGCATTTATGGGCAGTCAACTATCTATATCGGGCCGATACCCGACCAATCTTATACGCTTGACCTAGACACGGTGCTGTTGCCAGAGGATTTAGTGAATCTGGTTGATGAGGACAGCATAGACGAACCTTACAGTTCGCCGGTCAAGTTTTATGCCGCTTACACCGCCAAATACTACGAACAGTCATTTGGGGAAGCCGAGATTTATCTTGGTCAATACAAACAGCAAGTTCAAGCGGTTCAGGCATCGGTCTATACACGGAGGATGCCTGACCCGTACTCTCAAGCGTACTAAGTCATGGCTGCTGCTGAACAAAAAAAGTCGTATGAAGTGGTTAAGAACTTTCGTGGAGTCAACACGAAAGCTAACCGCACGGCTATTGGCGATGACGAATTCTTCTGGCTTGAGAACGCGATGCCAGTTGGTTACGCCAACCTCAAGATTACGCCAACATATCAAGCAGTCGGTTCTGTCACATTTAATAACGACGTAACTGGCTTTTTCTCTGCAAACATTGGCATTAAAGACTATTTATTAGCTTTTCAGGCCGATGGCAGTTGCGAATACGTTGACCTGACGAATAACACCAAGTATTCGTTAGCTGCTGCTGGCACATTTTCAGGCAGCGGTATCAATGTAAGCCAATGGAAGAATGAGCGTGTTCTAATCATTGACCCATCTAAAGGTTACTTTACTTGGGATGGGATTGACTTAATTACTATTGGTGCTGTTGGTTTTATTGGCATTGCCAATGCTGGCAGCGGATACATTAGCGCACCAGCGGTGATTATTTCTGCACCGAACCAAGCTAATGGCGTTCAGGCCACAGCATTTGCAACGGTTACAGCAAATACCGTTTCTTCTATCACGATTACAGAAGCTGGCACTGGCTATACGTCTGCCCCGACGGTGACGTTGACAGGTGGCGGTGGCAACAATGCTTCTGCGATAGCAAGTATTACAACTTTTGCTAAAGGCACGGTATCCGTTTTAGTCACGAACGGTGGCACGGGTTACACCAATTCAGCAAATACGGTTGTCACGATTACGGGTGGTGGCGGTTCTAACGCGACAGGTCAGGCGGTTGTCAGCGGAGGCATAGTGACGCAAGTCATCATGACCAATGTTGGAACAGGCTACACAAATTCGTCAAACATTTCGGTATCTATTACTGGCGGTGGTGGTTCTAACGCTACAGCCAAAGCCATCATCAACAAGGATGACAATGTTGCTGTTCAGTCATTCTCTGGTCGTGTTTGGATAGCCAATGGACGAACCGTCTTTTATTCTGTTGCTGGCTCTTATAGTGATTTTGTATCTATTTCTGCCGGTGCTGTTGTCTTAACGGACGCGACCTTACACGGCAACATTGTTCAACTGTTGTCAGCCAATAACTTTTTGTACATCTTTGGCGATGACAGCATCAACGTCTTTTCCGACGTTAGGGTATCGAATCTAGGAACAACACTTTTTACGAACACAAACGTCAGTGCATCGGTGGGAACTAAGTTGGCTTACGCCATTTTCCCGTACTTCCGTTCTGTGTTGTTCATGAATGATTATGGTGTCTATGCGCTTGTTGGTTCTACGACATCAAAAATTTCTGACCCTTTAGACGGCATATTTACCAATATTGATTTTACTACCAGCAATGTTACTTCTGGTCAGGTGCTTCTAAACAACATTCTGTGTGCTGCTTTTAACTTTAAGTACACGGGAGGCTTGGGTGTATCGGGTGACGATAGATACATACAAGCAATTTTCTTTGAGAAGAAATGGTTTTTTACAAGTGCGACCAACGACCTAAAGCATATTGTGTCTGTGCCGGTAGACGGAAGGATTACGCTGTACGGAACAAATGGGAACTCTTGCATCAGGCTGTACGCCAACTCGACGGCAGACATCAGCAGTTATGTTCAGACTTCTCTGAACCCGATGAAAGACCCAATTCGCACAAAACAAGCGCTAAAGATTGGCATTGAGGCAACACTTACTAATGCTTCAACTATTTCTGTGACCGTTGATTCTGAACAAGGTCAGAGTCCTGTCGTGGCGCTTGGTCAAGAAGCAACTTGGATTAACAATTTTTCTATTGTGATTCCTTGGGTCAACAATAGCTCTACACAAATTGGTTGGTTTGCAAGTTCTTCTGGTTACACGCTGTATAAGACTGACGCAAAGCAGTATGGCAAATATCTTGGGATGACCGTTATATCAGCCAGTCCGGGCATCGTTTATAACGGTTTTGAGTATGAACATGAATTGAGAGTGAGGTTCTAAATGCCAGTACCTAATACATTTGCTACGGCAACAACTGCTATTCCGTTGTCGCAGCTAGACGCAAATTTTGCAACGACCATAAACATTGGTAACTCAGCCATTCAGCTTGGCAATACTGTCACGCAATTAAGCAATCTGACCGTATCGAATGTCACGGTAGCTAATGCGGTTGTCGATAGCGTCAATGTTGTTGGCTTTATGGGCGTTCCCCAAAATAGCCAAAATGGTAACTACAACATTGTGCTTGGTGATGCGGGTAAACATATTTATCACCCGACGGCTCAAGCGGCTGCAACGTACACCATTCCGGCTAACTCGAATGTCGGATTTACGACAGGTACAGCCATCACGATTGTGAACGGTTCGGCAAACAATGTGACGGTTGCGATTACAACTGACACCATGTATTTG